ATTTTTGCAATTTTTGGCCCCAACTCTTCTAAATTTGTGTTGAAATTAAAAGTTTTCTTCATAAAATCATCAAATGCTTTACCAGCACCTTCTATTTTAAGAATTATAAAATCTAATGCACCTAACAATTTGATAAAAGATTCTGATTGTAAAAATTGTACTAAACCAAACAATCCTAAAAATTTTAGGAGAGTACCACCTTTACCATCAAAAAGTTTTCCTAACTTATCAAAATATCCTCCAATTTTTTTCTCAATACCAAACAAACCTTCTATAAACTTTTGTTCCTTTGCTTCTTCTTTTTTTTTAATAGATTGTTGTTGTGATTGTGTAGGTTGTCCTTCACTTATTGCAATGACACTATTCAATATTTCTTTTAATACGGTAGAGTCTTCTTCAGTTTGTTTATTAAGTTTTTTTACCTCATCATCTGTTTGGTCTATTCCTTTTTTCTCAGTGTATGATTGGTCATCTCTTTGCAATCTACTTGCGTTAAGTATCTCACCAAGATTTTGTTTTATGGAAGAACCAAGAGATGGGTCTTTATTACCTCGTTCAATAAGAGCATTTGTTTTTTGTAATTCACCGATTACACCTTGTAATAAAGTTTCAGTAGACATTATTTTTTCTTCTTATCTGAATATGCGTTTGCACCAAAGAAACCCATGACGATAGCTGCAACTGAAACAAAATATGTTGCGGCCATATCACCAAGTATTTTTCCTGCTTGTTCCAAACCAATTAAATTTGCAAGTACCACTGCAAAGGGATATAGTAACATACCAAGTAAAGAGAACCAAGCCATCTTACGCATTGCATCTCTACGAGCATCTGCATCTTCTAGTTCTTTTCTTTTAAATTCCAAATCCATCTCCATTTCTTCTTGTGAAATGTGTCCATCACCATTTAAGTCTTTCTTCGCAACCTCATTATCAACTGTTTTGGTTATTTTGTCTGCCATGTGACTATCCTCTCATTTTTTGGTTTTCCTTCTCAATCCTTTCATTCTCTTTTTTAATCCACTCTGATAATAATGCGACATATATTTCTCTCTCATAAGGAATCATGTCTTCAAGTTCTCTCAAACTATATTTATGGTGTTGCATTAACGAAAAATTAGTTTTATAATAATTAGTTAGACTCTCGTGTGAGAGTCCTATTCTAAAAAATTTGAGAGGCCCTCCACAACCACCTCACCTTTGACATTTGTGTTAGGATTAGTAACTTTAATAACATGACGTAATTTTGGCATTGTATCAAAGAAATCCATAATTGATTGTAGTTGGTCATTTGTCATAGAGTCGATAAACTCATTCAATTCACCTTCATTCATGTCAACCCTGTTGTAAATTTTTTCTCCATGATGTATTTCATGCACACACTTGTTTAAAATACTAAACACCATAGACGCATTACCAGATGAATTTAAGATTCCTTTGATATCATTCAATAATGGATATCTTAAAAAAAGTTTAATATCATTTGATACCTGTATTTCATTTGTGTGATTTGCAGTCATCTGTACATTTACTTCCTGAAGATTTATTTTAACTGACACTCGTGTTTTATTATCATCAGGACAAGTGATTTGTAATTCAGCATTTTCTCCTATAGATTTTGCACGAATTTGTAAAAATATATACTCAATGTCAAATAGAGGTGCTTTAAGAGGGTCTACTTTTCCAAAAGTACACGCTTTAACTAATTCTCCTACTGCGTTTGCAATATCACCTTCATCTTTTGCATCTTGTGCCATGAGTAATATTTTTTGTTCTCTTACAAGAAATGGTCTATAGTTTATTTTTTCATTTGTTGATGGTAACACCAATTGATATTTTGGTGTTTCTAATTTTGGTAAAGCCATTATATTATCCTTATAATCTAGTTAATACCTTTGGTATTTTACTTCTTATTTCTCTCTCAACTCCATTTAATACTACGTCACCTATTCTATTTAGTAGTGGTTTTGGTAGGTCAGCCTCATCTGTTAAATTTTTAAAGTATCTATACTTAAATGTTACACTTACTTTCTGTATCTCTGTTGCTGGTGCATATGACAATGATTGTTCTGCAACCGTTGATGGAAAACACTCAAGTATTTTCACACCAAATCTTTTTTTATTATTTTCATCTAATTGATGTATATCCATTGAACCGACATATTTATCATAATACTCCATTGCAAAAGTTCTATTATCAAAAGAAAGTCTTTGCCATGTTTCAAAAAAGGTTCTCTCTCTCATATCAGTAGAACACTGAAACACACCTGTTATATCACCATAGGTGTAACCTGTTACAACATCTTTTAGTGGGCCATATAGATTGACATCAGGAGTTGTATCTAAAGTTCTGCCTGGAAAAGAAATAGACTCACAACGTAAACTTGTCTGTCTAGTTATACCCTCACTTGTTTTTTGGGGCATTAGTATTGACATGATGTTTGTGTCTGTACCTACAGGTGAACCACCCACACCACTTGGAGGGTGAAGTGTTACTTCGTACCTAGAAGGTTTTGCATATCCATCATCATTACGAAAACCACTGAGTATCTCATTCATTACACCATACGCAGTTCCTTCTATAAGTCCACCTAAATTAAATTTTGCCATTAAATCATTTTCCTTGAATCTTTATACACTTCTGATTGACTACCCTTCTTAAATCTCTGAACAGGTAGTAGAGTTGCAACTGTAAACTCATCTGCATCTACCCTACGAAATCTTGATTTAACTTTACCAGCAAGATATCTTTTTATTGTTGGTCTAATAAGTCTTACTCTTTTTAACGCAGTATAATTTACATTTAATTTTGTAGACTCATCAAACTTTGTGTTGTTACTAAAATCTACAACTCTATCTAATAATTTCATTCTCAATGGTATTGGTAGATAATGAAAGTTTAATCCTAGAAATCCATCATTGTAATTTTCTAGTGGTAATACCAATGGAAACGTATCATAATATGGTAACTTCTTTTTTAATTTTGGGTCATAGATAAACATATTTAATCTACCAAAGAATGGATTGGTTGCTTGTTTACCATCTCTAATTAGGTCTAGTGATTTAGGTGTACCAAACTCTGCGATTTTACTTCTATACCAATCAGTTGACTTTGGTCTACCTTTTGCAGCCTTAACTACACTTTGTATATACTTACTTGGAACTGCCATCTAACTTCTCTCTATTTAATAAATGTTCTTCTTCTATAGATTCCTTAGACTGTCCATGATACTCTACTGCGTAGTGATTGTCAACCATAAATTCATTAAGTATTACCCATTTATCTAGGTGTGGTTCATGTACTCTAAACTTACCAAGTATTCTTCCAAACTTACCTGACTTATCTTTCTCTGTGATAAGTGTTTGCATAGAACCAACAGGCATCAGAGTAAGAACTAAATCTTTAGCAATATTACCATACTTCTTTTCTTCTAAATCTCTTGTGCGTGACTCTGGAGTATCTATACCATATAACCTAATACGTTCTTTGTGTAACCACACACCAAAGCCCAAGTCGATATCTACATCAACTGTATCACCGTCAATTACCTTGACTATTTTACATTTGTATTCGTACATAATACTATTTATACTTCGGATTGAGATGGTCTTCAGTAAGTATCTTAAATTCCATACCTCTGTTCTGACACCAATCTATTGCAGATTTCCATTTAGCCTGATTAATACCCCAAGTCTTTACTTCATTATACCATTTGCGTGTACGTTTCTTTGGTGTTTTGATAGGTTCTTTACACTGATGTTTAGGTTTGACCTCAATAAGAAACTTCTTGACACCACCTGTGGTTTGTTCTATCTTGATATAAAAGTCTGGGAAGTATCGGTGCATTTTACCGTCCCAAGGCGACCTGTAAGGAACAATCACTTCTTCACTACCCCATTCTACAACCTTATCATTCTTATCACAATAGACCATAAACTTACGTTCCCACAAAGAACGATAAATTACTTGTGATGGGTCACCCTTATACTTCTGTGGGTTCTTTGGAATATATTTACCTTTGTATGACATATCGACTAAATACCTTCATAGGAGTATTTATATGGTAGACTTCAGTACGATTGGTAGAAGAGTCACAAGTCAAGTTGTTAATAATGGTTTGCAAAAAGTTGCTGGTAATTTACCAGGCCTACTAGGGTTAGGTGGTAAAAAAGGTTCAGACAGTTCTGACACTGCAACTCTTAACAAGAATGAAGTTGATACTAAAATGTTTCAGTTTCCTCTTGATGTTACACAAGACCCAGGCTTAGGTAATCAAGGTCATTATATGATGTTTTATATTAATGAATCATTAGATGCACAATTTAGATTTGCTGGTGAACCTAAAGACGGTACAGAAACTATTAACGGAGAGGGACAAGGAAGATTTATACCTGATTATCTCGTAAAACAAAGATTAACAAATGCTGGTACTGTTATATCTGAAAAAGTTAAAAATAATGATGGAGTATCTAATTTATACAATGCTGCTAGAGCTGGTAATCCAAATATTAAATCAAACAGTTATGCAGAAGGTATAGGATTTGGACAAACAACTAACTCTACTAAACAAGGACTACCAAAAATTAAAGAGGGTTCACAAGTAATATCTTTAAAAAGACCAGCAACAAGACGACTAGACACTTGTATTGCAATGTATATGCCAAATACTCTAAATGCAACTTATGGTGCAAGATATGAAGACCAAGCTATAAGTCCACTTGCGTCTGGTGTGGTTGATATGGCAAAAGTTTATTTGGGCCCTGGCGGAGGTAGTTTTAAATCTGCTTTTGAAGCAGGAAAAAGTAAAATTGATGAAAGTATAAACAAAAGACTTATATTAAAAGGTTTAAATCTTATAGATGCATTTGGTGTAACTGGCGCAAGGGAAGCATTTGAAATTGGTTCTGGTGAGGTTTTAACAGACAGAATGGAACTTGCATTTAAGAATGTAAACAGAAGAAACTTCACATACAACTTTAAGTTGATGCCGAAAAACTCAAAAGAAGCAGATGAGATAAGAAATATTATTGCAATGTTTAAGGTAAATATGTTACCAGAAATGAAAAAGGGTAGACAGTTAGGAACTATGCTCTTTCCAAATACTTTTGATATAAGATATATGTATGCTGGTAAAGACAACGATTACATACACAGAGTTTCAACCTGTGTATTAGAAACTATGACTGTGACTTATGGTGGAGATAGATATAAAACATTTAAACCTCATAACTCAGAAGGTGCTCCAGTTGTAGAAACAGTTATAAATCTAAACTTCAAAGAATTAGAAATAATTACAAGAGAAAGAGCTTTAGAGGGTTATTAATATGTATTTTCAAGAATTTCCCACTATTATATACGACTCTGTTGGTGACGGTAATTTTAAAGATGTAAAAAATCTTCTGAGAAGAGTTGGTTTAAGAGTCGCAGTAAGAACAAATATTTTATTGTACGATACCTATGATGTGAAAGAAGGTGAAACACCAGAGATTATTGCATCTAAACTTTATGGTGACCCAGAACTACATTGGGTAATACTTATGATAAACAATGTAACTGATAGGTTTCACCAATGGCCTTTATCAACTCCACAGTTTTTAGATTTTATAAATGACAAATACAGTAACCCAGATGGTATTCATCATTATGAAGTTCCACAAAGTTCTGGTAACACAAAAACTAAAATAGAAATATTTAACGAGGTTGATGAAGATGCGTATACAGGTTTAACACCAATAACAAATCGTGAGTATGAAGAAAACAGACAAGACGATATAAGACAAATAAGACTAATAGACCCAACCTATGTTGGACAGTTTGTTAGTGAATTTAAAACATTAATGAAAGAAACAGCAATCTAATGAGCTCAGTAACAAGAAGTGGTGAGTACAAGGTTGATAAATTACAAATTATATCATCAACTGGTGTCACAGAAATAAATTTTGAAGTAAGTGTTTTACAAATGGAAATAATAGAGAGTTTGTTCTCTAATACTATTTTTGCAGAGTTTTTGATTATAGACAATAACAACTTAATATCTAATATGCATTTTACTGGTCAAGAATTTATTATATTAAAAATAAGTATGCCCTCACTTGAAGAAAAACCAACGATAGAAAAGGTATTCTCTGTTTTAAGTGTTACGAATAGAAATGACTTGAGTGTTGGTGCTCAAGCATATATGTTAAATTGTGCGTCACCAGAAATACTAAGAAGTAATAGAGTTAGAGTCAACTTAAGTTATACAGATACTATATCAAATATTGTTAAAAAAATAATGAGAGAGGATACCACTCTTATAAATTCAAATAAAAGATTAGTTGTTGAAAAAACAAGTGGTGTGAGAAAATTTGTTGCACCAAATGTAAGACCTTTTGATTTTATAAAAACTATGACAAGAGAGTCTATCTCTACAATAAATCGTTCTTCACACTATTTGTTTTTTGAAAATTTAAGAGGTTTTCATTTTGTATCCCTTCAGAATTTATACAAAGAGGCAATTGTTGGAGAATTTGAGGTTGGAGAGGTAGGAAAAATAGATAATGAAACTAAAAAAGATTTTGATGCAGATATGAAAAGACTATTACATCATCAAATTGATAATAGTATGGATACTTTAGTTTCTGCTAGAGGTGGTCTTTTAGGTTCTAATCTTATAAAGTATAATATTTTTAATAAAAACTATGAAAAAAGTGAATATAATTATTTTGATGATTTTAACTCTAACTCCAGACTTAATAAAAATCCTATATATAATAAAGTTCCAATAGACAAACAAGGTAAAAGTGTAGGAGATTTTCAAAATTCTAGAATACATTTACACCCCACATCAAAATCAGAGAATAAAGACGCAAGGTACAATGACCCATATGTTGATAACCATGCAGAGGACTGGCTATTATCTAGAAGGTCAAGAATGCAAGAGTTAATGATGGGACAAAGTTTAACACTAACAGTTCATGGAAGACCTGATTTGACAGTTGGTGATACTATTCAAGTAACGATACCGTCAGTGGGTAAAACTCATGGAGAATCAGAAGAAGATGTTAACACAGGAAAGTATCTAATTAGAAATATAAGACACTCATTTTTTCCTGTTCCTAACAATCACATCATTAATATGAGTGTTGTAGCAGATTCGTCAAACAAAGAATTTAACAATGTTGCAGATGCAACAGAACCAGAATTACCAAAAGGTAAATTAGTAGAACTATCTTTAGGTGGTGGAACTTAATAAAAAAAGGAGACTCGTACAAAAATAATTCATATTATTATATAACATAACCCAAACGGAGAAATACATGACAAAGAACATGAAAAAAGGTAGAACAAGAAATAGAGTAAGAAAGATGACATTTCAAAGTCAAAGTAGAACAAACATCATATCAATAGACAGGGGGACTAAATATAATAAACAAGAATTTTTAGAACGAGAAACGGAACATGAAATACTTCAAGGAACTACAGGAGGGCGTCTACGACCCCAATATATTTAAAGCATTCTTTTTAGCTGGTGGGCCAGGTAGTGGTAAATCCTATGTAGTTGGAAATACCACTGCAATGTTTGGTATGCGTATTGTCAACAGTGATGAGGTGTTTGAAAAGATGATTAAGAACGCTGGTATGACAATGAAGATGAACACACCACTTGGTAAAAAACAAGAACCAGAGAGAGATAAGTTAAGAGCAACTGCAAAGAGAGTAACTCTTGCAAGACAAAAAAACTATATCGAAGGTAGATTAGGTCTTATCATTGATGGGACAGGTAAAGACTACGACAAGATAGAAGGACAAATGCGTGAGTTACAACAACTAGGTTATGAAAGTCATATGATATTTGTAAACACATCACTTGATGTTGCACTTGAAAGAAATCAAAAAAGAGATAGAACATTACCAGAACCTATTGTAGTAAAATCTTGGAATGATGTGCAGAAAAACATAGGTAAGTTTAGTCAGTTATTCAAAAATAGATTTATCATTATGGACAACAATGACAAAGACGAAAATGTAATTAAAGATGTATATAAAAGAGTTAGAGCTCTTGCAATGAAGAAAGTCACTAATGGTATTGCAAAACAGTGGATTGCAAACGAACTAGAGATGAAGAGAGTATCAGGTACTAAAAAAGGTATAGGACGTTTTACATGAGAAGTGATGAAGAAGTCGCAAAACACATCAATGAAATTATTGATAGACAAATACAACCTAGTGTAGAAATGCATGGTGGTGTAGTTACCCTAGAAAAATACGAAGACGGAATCGCAACTATGTTTATGAGTGGTGCGTGTAGTGGTTGTGCATCTTCAGATTATACACTGCAACAGGGTATTCTACAGCTGTTGCAACACTACATTCCAGAGGTCAAAAATATCGCAAAGATAGAAGACCCTAATTCCACTGTAGACCCATATTATACTTGACAAACACCCCCCACTATGGTACTATAATAGTATAAGTGATTCGAGAGGTTAAATTATGAATAAGA